ACCACCACCAGTCATATCAGCCACTGGAGGAGGACCACCTTCAGGACCAGCAACAGGAGGAGCACCCTCTGCTGGTGCTGTAGCTTGCTGCATCATCAATGCCTGACGCATAGCTTCATCCATATTGTTAGTCACCTTGTCTGGATCAAGGTCCATGCTCTTAGCAATTTCACGAATGATGTAAGGAAACTTAGCAAAGGGCATCAATGCAGGAGAGCTTGCAATTTGCAAGAACTGCATCAAGCGTTGGCTCCTCACCTCATTAGCCATCAAGCTCTCTGTGCCTCTGGCTGTAACTTCTAAGTCGCCCTTGATAGAGTTATCAAAGTCAAACTGCATGTTGAAACTAAAGAAAGCCTTCCCCAAAGGAGCTAACAAATAATCATCCACATTCTTGATGATGGTTTTAACACTGCCTGATGCAGCATTCATCAACATAGAAATGCCAGAGGCTGTTCTGCCTACACCACTCACACCTGTCTGTCCGTGTGCAAAGGATGGCATGCCTGTTGATTCATCAGCAAGCTGCCTAGCTTTATCAAACAGTTGTAGGTTCTCTGCAGCCACATTAGGAAACTTAGTTCCAAACAAGCTTTGACCGGGAGCACCACCCTGCCTTCTAAACACTTTACCGGGATAGACAGACATGTCTTGTCCGGGAACAAGGTTGGTTTCATCAACCTCAAACACAAGGTTGCCAGACAACACTGCATTATCTACAGCCATACGCATAAAACCATTCATGAGGGTCTGGGTGTCGTCCATGTTTTCGGCAACACCAATGCCAAATAGAGAGTAGGGGTTTAATTCGCAAGGAGCAGCGTAATACGGAATGTTGGCTGGCTTAAACGGATTCAATACTAAACGAATCACTTTGTTGTTGCAGAACCATACATTGGCTTGCAACTCCTTAGCTTCCAACAAAGCATCAGGAATATCAATGTCGTTTTCTTTAAGCATGTCAATATCAACATTGCCCCAATATTCCAACACTTCAAATCTATCTACTCCCAAATTGGGAGCATAGTCTCTCAAGTCATCTTCCCAATACTTCTTAGTATAGGTGGCTCCCATTTCAATAACATCTTCAATGACATTACCTCTAAACAAAGGACGATTCTTCAAAGCCCTCAGTTGTGTAGCACTAAGCTTGTGACGCTCAATAATGTATTGAGCTTCTTCCATGTTGGTAGCATCAGGATCGGGATAGAAGTTCCAGATGGACACATGTGATGTCTCTGGTACTGTTTTCATCTCAGGCTTATAAGTGCCTTCTTCATCCCAGCTTGGATATTCTTTGGTCTTAGCAAAGGGACCCTTCATGATGCCTGTACCAAACAGAGCCATCTCAAAGGCAGTGGAACGCAGGTGTTTATTAGCACCACTCTCATCCAACTGGTCATGTATCTTCTTCTCCATCTTCTTAGCTGCCACCATAGCAGGATGGAATGTGATGGAAGTAGGAGTAACACCCGGACCTTCTTTGAGATTCTCTTGAGTGCTTAGCTGGTCTTTCAAAGGACCAAGCCTGTCCATCAAAGAAGAAAGTGTAGCACCCGGTGCTAGGTCTTTACCATCACCTTTGTACCCAAATGGTGAAGCAAGTTCTGCTTCTGCGCCTTCTGGTGCTTTGGGATCAATATGTACTGTATCTACTACACCATCAGGTAGGACAGTGGGGTCAACACTAAGAGGAAACTTGTTATTGGCAAATAACACATCAGTGATTTGACCATATGCTGCAAGCACCTTGGTCTTTGTCACCTTAATAAATACACGACTCTTCTCTGTCTCAGTAAACTTTACTTCAGGTCCATAGATGCCACGATAGTTGCGATAGGCTTTTAACCAACGCTGTTCATCCTGTCTACGACTCTCTTCAGACTTTGTATATCTGTCGTTTAGAAAGACCAATAGACTATCACCAGTGAATGATGCAGTTTCTCCCTGCTTTTTATCTTCTAAACCAATGGACTTGTCATCCATGAAATTGTTTGTCGCCATAAATACCCTTTAATACCCAAATGTGGGGTCTGCCATCTTCATCCCAGAGCCAGCAGAATTTAATGGATTGTAATCGAACAAACTACTTCTAGGTCTGCTCATCACACCATAACGAATAGCATCATATAAGTGATCTTCAGCCTTAGTATCAATATCCTCTGGGTTTCTTTTGTCCAAAGGGATGATGGGTAGCTGAGCAATCGTGTTCACACAGTTGCTTGTTATAACTAGTCTTGGTTGTTCTGTAAAGGGGTCAATTTGTAGCCTTCGATGCAGCTCATTCTTACCAGACACCCTACTACCAGCACTTCTATCCGCTGGCCTCCACCTACAACCCTCTGCAATCATCTGTTCTGCCAGTGATGGACCTGTATCACCCCGCTTATGCCAGCAACTACTGTCCAATACACCATATCTCATAGGGCCATCGTTCTCTTCAGCCCTCATTACCATGTGAGCGAGGTCTTTGGCAAGCACCTTGCTAACATATAGCTCACGATAGACCACCAATTGCTCACTTGGAGACACAGCAAACCACACCACAGCACTAAAGCTTCCGTATCCATAGTCACAAGCCCTAAATTTAGTCCAATTACTCGGTATGTGGAATGGTTCCACTACATGAATCTGCCTATTAAACTCTGTGAAGGCTGCACCTTCAGCAATATCCCAGTTTCCTTCCAGTAGTTGCTTCCTCTGGTGCTCAGGAAGAGACAACAACATGGTTTCATAGTCACCTGTCTGCATCAAATAAGGGTTATCCGTCAACATAGCAGGGATAAACCTACGTTTGAACAGGGCTTGCCCCTCTTTGCTGTGTCCTTTGGGATAGACTAGAGTAGTTCCACTCTCAATATCGGTAGCATCGAAGGCTTTACCCGCTGGAGAAGGGTCAATAAACATCTTCTTCACCCAAGCATGACCCGGACCACCCGGATTTGTCGTAGCTCTCATGAAGATTGGTAGGTCTGCTGCCGCTGTACGCAAGCGAGAACGCATATAGTTCCACGGAAATGGCGTATGCCACTGCGTCAACTCATCAAAACCAATCCAGCTAAACGCCAAACCCTGATATCTTAATACATCTTCATCTCTATCAAGGTAAGACATCCACAGTCTTGCCCCTGATGGAGCTTCCCATTGCATCTTTCTCTCACTCCATTTGATGCCGGGATAAATCTTTGGATAAAGCTCTTGACTCTTCCAAATAAGTTCTCGAAGTTCCTCTGTAGTGTGTCGTAACAGAAGCCCAGAAAACTGTGGATGTACCATATACCTCAGTGGATCAGCCAACATAGCGTAGCTTTTACCACCTCCAGCAGCCCCACCATATAACACTTCCCTCTCTGAGGAAGCTAAGAAGAATGTTTGAGGCCCAACATTGGGCTTAAACAACACTTCCCTATCATCAACTATCGCTTGAGGAGTCTCTGGCGAGTTTACTATCGATATATTCGGTAAGCTTGCTGTACTGCTCTGACTCGAAGTATCCTGTTGGGTCTTCCCTGCCGAGCCTCTTAGATTTTTCTTCGTACCTTTCCGCTTGCTCAAGGGCTTTTTGGAGCCTTCTGGCAAGGTTGCGGTAAGTAGCGGATTTGAATCCATGCTTTCTTTCAGTCTTTATTCTCTTTAACAATCCCACATGACTTATAGTTCTACCTGTGGTAGTGGTAAGCCAAGCTGCTACTTGCCTAGAACTGTATTGTTTTAAATGTTTCTTAGCTAGTTCTAACGCTTCAAGCTCTGTAGGTATTGGCTGCAGGAGGTCAGGATTTTCTTCATCTTGTCTGTAACCAAATGGTATTGTTCTTCTAATTTTTGGAATAGGTACATATGTTTCCTTTGCTTTCGGTTGAGGCAATATCCAAGCCCCTAAGTCTCTCTCACTCACTGCTATCTTTGGCTGGTAAAATCATGATGCCGTTAGGTGCTGTCACCTGAACTTTCTCTGTCTTCACCAAGCCAGCCCTGTCTAACAAATCCTTAGCAGCATTGAGCTTCTCTTTCAAGCCTTTCTTCTACAGTGACAGTGGTGTCCATACTACTACCAGCCTCTGGTGTGACTACCAAGGTGTCACCGGGATAGAGAGCAAGATAACTACCATCCAGTTTTAGATAGCCGTAGGCAGAAAGAACATAACCACCAACAATGTAATAGCTGGCACTTGCACTAGCATCTGTCCATTGAATAGAAACAGTTTTGTTATTGCCTCCATGATTGGAAACAAATAACAAATTCATCTTGGCAATGAAATTATCAGGACAAGTGTAGATGGTGTTAGCAACTCCCGCTGTCAACACTTTTCCTACACTTCTAATCTTTGGCTCTTTGTTCACTTCTTAGCTTTCACTTTAGCTTCAGACAAAGCAATGGCAATGGCTTGCTTAGGGGAGGTAACAACTTTGCCACCTTTACCACTATGCAAGCCTTTGTCTTTAAACTCACCCATCACCTTAGCAATTTTAGCTGTTTGCTTTTTAGTAGCCATAGCTTATTTCTTCTTAGCCATTGGTGCTTTAACAGCACCACCCTTAGCCATCTTCTTTGGCATACCAATCATGATGGCTAGGGCTGGTTTACCCTTACCCTCTTTAGCCATACATGTACCTGCAGCTTTACACTTAGCAGGAGAAGGACATCCCTCACAGGTTTTAAAAGATTTCTTAGTAGCCATTATTTTTTCTTTCCACCAGAAGCAGGTACAGAAGCACCACAATTTGCATAACCACCTTTGTTCATTTGCATCGGGGTCTTCATAGCATAACCACCACCCATCATCTTCTTCGCTTGGTTAGTGGCTGTACGACTACCTCGAACAGGCATACCACCCTTAGCAAGCTTAACAGGAGGAGTAGGAGCCTTCTTCGTATCTTCAAAAGCTTTACGCTCTAGCTCATTAGCTCTGTCCAAGTAGGTGTTACGCACCTCTTGAGGAATGGAAGCGTCCTTAGCCTTCTCTCTATACATCTTTACTTTCTCTGCATCGGTAGCCATAGTTTCTCCTTTTAGTTACCACTTAACCTTGTCTGCCCAATAAGCAGCAGACATCTTACCCTTGTTTATATTCTCAGCATTCTTTAGCTAACACAGCATGACTCTTCGTTGGATGCTTAGGAGTTGCTTTAGGCTTGTTATACCCGCTAAACTCTTCAGTGCCTTTTTTAATCATCTGAACTTGCTCACTTTCTTAGCAATGGCTTTAGGTTGTTTAACAAACTGCTTACCAGCCTTTGTACCTTCACGCTTGGCTTTAGTGGTGGCTGCATACTCAGCAGAGCTTAAAGACTTAATGGCTGCTTCAGGTAGATAACGCTCTCCTGTTTTAGCAGAAGGCTTACCAGACTTAGTTGTCCACTTCTGATCTGTCCAATCCTTTAAAGACTTCTGAGGAGCTTTCATTTGTAACCACCTCCAGCAGCTTTGTACTTCTTCGCTACAAGCTGTGCTTTCCTAGCAGACCATTCACCAGCATCACCACCTTTAGTTCCAGCTTTAACACTAGCTACTAACGCCTTACGCATCTCAGGCTTGGTGTAGTTACCAGCAGCATTAACTGTACTTTTCTTTGTAGCCATGTTGTTTCTTCTTTGGTAAGTGTCTATGCTCTTTCCATCCCTCAGCTCTCATAGCATCTTCTACTTTGTCTAAAGGAAATACATATCCTGTATGTTTTTCCATAGCTGCTCTAACATAATAAACATCACTGTGAAATAAATGCATCTTGTCTACATAACCTCTGTGTAACGCTAGTGAAGCTTGTGTAGCCACACTGTAGGGATATGTGTTTGTTAAACCTCTGTCTTCTAGCTGTTGTCGGGTGTAGTAGTTCATAATGCTTCATACTAACACACATAGCCTAGCTAAGGTGGTATGGTAGCATTTATTGCTACACATAACAACCTATCCCAATGTATGTCTATAGCGTTGACAGTGCAGATCCTGTGAAGAAACTACTACCACTATCTGTAGATATCTGTCTATATCACATTGTGAAATACAGCTACCTACCACTAATATCTAGAACATACACCTAGAAAGCCCATAAGGGATGTGTTCATCTATGGCTGTTGTTAGCCCACCCTTTTAGCAACAGCTTTTAACAAGTACCCACATCAAGTCTAGTCTGGTCAGTGTAAGGTGTACCACTGCCAGTATCCAGAGCAGAACAACAGAGTGGCCCCTCTATCGTTCTCTCCGAGTCTTTTCTCTTCAGCAGCCGATTGCAAGCTCATTTCTTTACCTGTAGCCGGAAGGTAGCCTATACTTTTTCTTCGTATCGCCTGTATGCATAGAGCATACATGGTGCAGGTACGGGTAGTTTTACACACATTGAAACCAATGTCAAGCTTTTTCTGTAGAGGATAACAAGATGTTTTAGCTATTTAGAAAATGGTCCATATGGGGGTGTCTAAGTTGCATGAATTTTCAATGAGAATCGTTCTTGTTTGTACACATATAAGTGTACGGAAGGTAACACATTGTGCAGCTTTATGTGCATCTTTGGATATCGGCTTTTGTTCAATATACTCAACAGTTTAGATCGGGTGAGGTGCAACATAATGCAGCTAAAGCTGCGAGTTCATCTGTCCCTAATTGTTTTTATGGCGGTGTGGGAGCTGCCAAATATGGAGTTTGGTTAACAGACTCTATTTTCCTGATTTTTGGACGAGGCCATATACATATAACGCACG